AATATTCCAAAGATACTTACGTGGCAGAATAGGATTGTTGGATGGTCTTTGTTGGTTACTGTTTTTGTAGCTGGAGCTTATGCATATATAACTGACATCAAGAATGAAATGAAACGAGAGTATGCTGTAGGAATTGGGGCTACTTCGGTTGAGATTAAAATCATTACAAAGCAACTTGATCAATTATCTACAGGGCAGGCAAGAGTTGAAGAACGCTACGAGGCATTGTTACGGTCATTGACTGAGATGAACTCAAGCATTAATACTCTTACTTATTTGCAATTCGATTCAGAAGCAAGGAAGGAGAAGAAGATTAAATGAGCGCTGTTGAGAGGATTCAAGAATTGTTAAATTGTGCGAATCGAATTCCTGAAAGAGATGCAGCTGGAATAATAACTGCAGCCGGCATTGATGCAAAGATTCAAGCAGAAGCACTTACACAATGTTTGAAGATTGCTCAGGATGAGGAGAGGAAGCGTGACCTTAAATGAGGCATTAAAGTTCGTAGTTTTGCCTGGGTTAACTTTGCTTCCAGGCAGTATGGATACACCGGCAGCTAGAGCTATGCTTCTAGCAATTGGAATGCAAGAATCAAGATTTGAGCATAGACGACAAGTTGGTGGTCCAGCGAGAGGTTTCTTTCAGTTTGAGTTACATGGTGGAGTTACTGGAGTTTTAAAGCATCATAGTTCTAAGATATTTGCATCAAGTGTACTTAAAAGATTACAATATGATCTGAATGCAAGAGACGTTTACGAAGCTATTGAGCATAATGATTTGTTGGCCACAGCATTTGCAAGACTTCTACTCTGGACATTGCCAGTAAGTTTGCCAGGACCTAATGATTATGATCATTCATGGATACAGTATCTTTCAGCATGGCGGCCAGGCAAGCCACATCGTGAGACATGGAATACATTTTATTGGCAGGCATGGAGTGAAGTAATGGCGTCTACATATGGAGGCCATTGAGATGTATGTGATCAGTATTGAACCAGCTCTTTGTATTGATTGTGGTAACTGTGAGAGAAGGCTGCCAGGACTTCATATGAAATCAACAAATAACCAGTTGCTAGTTAATGAACTTAATCCAGATGTTGACTTTGTTGCTATATTTCGTGCGCTTGCTGACTGTCTTACTGAGGCATTAAGTTTTCGGAGGTTCAATGGCTGATCAACTCGATGTAGCGTGGGAACAAACTGAGATACATCTGAGAGAAGCATTAGCTAATCGAAAAGTTTTTTATGGAGAGTCAAGAACGCATTGTTTGGACTGCGAAGAACCAATCCCTGAAGGTCGTCGCAAAGCAGTTCCTGGTTGCCAATATTGCGTTAGGTGTGCTGAGGAGTTGCAGGGATGATCAAGCAAGGGGGAGTATATCAAATTGTCAATACCGAGAACGGCAAGCGGTATATCGGGAGTGCTAAGTGCTTTCACGCCCGGAAGGGGAAACACTTGAGTGCCCTCAGTCTTGGCAAACATCACGCAAAGCACCTACAGTCCGCGTTTCGGAAGTATGGGGATGCCGCATTTTCATTCAGCATACTTCTGGTATGCGCCCCCGAAGATCTTTTGTTCTACGAGCAGCGAGCCATTGATGGGCTACATCCGGAGTACAATTCCAGTCCTACAGCGGGTAATACTTTGGGAGTACGGTGTAGCCCTGAGCGCAGACAGAAGATAAGTGCAGCGCACAAAGGTAAGATTCTCACAGAGGAGCACAAGCGGAGTATAGCCCTCGGAGGAACTGGAAGAACGCCTTCAGAGGAGACTCGGGTTAAATTGGTTGCCGCAGCTCAAGCTAGGGCAAACGACCCAGAGTGGCGCCGGAAGATCAGTGAGGCGAAGATGGGAACACACATTTCCGAGGAGCATAAAGAAAAACTTCGGAAAGCTCGAACTGGAGTTCCAGCCAATCTCTCTGAAGAAGCACGGCGGCGAAAGAACAAGAAGATCGGCGAAGCCAATAGAGTGCGCGTGATTACGGACCAGCACCGGGCGAATATGAGCGAGGCTCAGAAGAACAAAGCCGGAGTAGCGAAGTACCTATATAAAGGAGAAATGCTTACCATGGCGCAACTCAGTGCTCTGTCGTCTGTAGACAAGGCGGGTGTGAGGCACCGAATGATTGTACTTGGATGGAGCATAGAAGCTGCTGTAGAAACTCCTCGGAGAGGCTCATGAGCTACGAATTTAATTATACCGCACCACCTACGGTGTCAAAAATGATGCGCTCCGACGCGTTCTTTCGAGCCATAAAAGGACCTGTCGGGAGCGGAAAATCGGTAGGCTGCGTTATTGAAGTGTTTCGTCAGGCAATGTTGATGCCTCCTTGTAAGGACGGCATCCGAAGATCGCGGTATATCGTTGTCAGGAATACTCGGCAGCAGCTCAAAGACACTACGCTAAGGACTTGGATTGAATGGATAAAACCAGGAGTTTTCGGAAAATGGAAAGAGTCAGAGATGATCTTCCAACTGAGATTCAAGGACGTAGAGTCGGATATCATGTTCAGGGCGCTCGACTCTCCAGAGGACGTTCAGCGAGTTCTTTCTATGGAGGCCAGTGCAGCATGGATAAATGAGGCCAGAGAAATCCCCTTGGAGATTCTCCAAGCCATCATGAGCCGGGTCGGCAGGTTTCCGAGGAGAGATGATGTGCCTGAGTATCGCAGTTTTGTATTGGCTGATACCAACCCGCCGGAATTTGAGAGCATGTGGTACAAGATTCTCGAGCATCAGCCGATAGAAGAGAACAACCCTGATTCAGTGATGGAGGTAGACTCGTTTCACCAACCGTCCGGAACTTCGGCAGAAGCCGAGAACGTGGAGAATCTCCGACCAGATTATTACCAGGAACTCGCCAAGGGCAAAACAAAGGCTTGGGTGGATACCTACGTGCATGGATTATATGCCCCCTCATTATCTGGCAAGCCAGTCTACCATGCGACCTTCAGGCGAGATCGTCACGTATCGAAAACATCGCTGCCAATCAACCCGTATCTACCCGTAATTGTTGGACAAGATTTTGGTCTCACTCCCGCAGGGCTGTGGATGCAGATGCAGGAGGATGGACGGATATTTGTCCTGCGAGAAACGCCGGCGTTCGACATGGGCACGAAGCGGTACATCCGGAGCAGGTTCCGGCCGATGCAAATGACGACCTTCCCAACCAATCCGATCGTCGTGATCGGCGACCCTTCGGGTGTGCGGCGGGCGGATTCTGACGAGGGCACGAGCTTCAAAGAGTTCAAGGACGCTGGATACATCGCCAAGCCGGCATCGACTAATGATCCGGAGGTCAGGATAAAAGCCTTGGATGAGTTGTTCTCAATGTATCCGGATGGAGAGCCTGCCATTCTCATCGACCCAGCCTGCAAGTCGTTCATCGGGGCCATGGCTTCCAGTTATCGATACCCTCGCAAGAAGCAGGCATTCGGGGAAGAGTATGGCGAGAAGCCGGACAAGTCTCATCCCTGCTCGCATCTCGTAGAGGGGGGACAATATGGTGCGATGTTCCTCACCGGCAGAAAATATGATCCTGCTGATTACACAGTTTACGATGACCAGTTTAATCCACTGGCAACTCACAACCCATATCGTCCGGCTCAGAAAGAGGGATACTAAAAATGGCAAAATACAACTTTGAGGAACTGTCCAAGCTCGGCACCCACCTGAAGGGCACCCTCGCCCAGTTCATCAACGACCGGGCTCTCTGTGAGGCGCAGTGGCTGAAGAACCTGCGCCAGTACCTCGGGCAGTACGACCCGGATGTCCTCCGGTTTATCGCCGACGAACGCTCCCATGTCTACCCGCGGGATACCAAGGTCAAGGTAAAAGGCGGAGTGGCGAAGATGATGGAGATGATGTTTCCGAGTCAGGATCGCAACTGGACCCTGTCGGTGTCGCCGTCGCCCTCCATCCCCAAAGAAGCCCTCGAGAACATCCTCGCCAACCTGCAGCAGAGCGGGGAGCCGGTAAGCAGCGAGACGATCGAGCGAGCAGTGCGGGAGTTCGCCGAGTCCCGCCGGGGCAAGATGGAGACTGAGATTGCTGACCAGCTCTCTGATGCCAATGTCGACCATCCCCAGCTCTGTAAGCGGGTTACCCGCAGTGGATACATCTATGGTTTCGGTGTCGCTCGGTGCCCCATGGTCCGCACTCAGAAAGAGCGGTATTGGGAGATGGACGCGGCCACTGGCGCCTACGTTGCCAAGGAGAAGGTTATCCGCCGGCCGTATCCGGAATATGTCCGGATCTGGGATTTCTACCCGGACCTTTCTGCCAAGTGCTGGGAGGATCAGGAGATGATGTTCGAGCGGGCGGTTCTCAGTCGGCATGATTTCAGGGAATTGTCGAAGCGGGACGATTTCATCGGCAAGAACATACGCGAGTATATCAAGGACCACTCCACCGGCAATTACGTAGCCAAGTCCTACGAGGCCGAACTGCATACCCTGGCCAAAACCAGCAACCTTGCTGACCGCACCGCACGCCGCTATGAGATCTACCGCGGGCTTGGGTTCATCTCAGGGCATACCCTGGCCGCGGCCGGTATCGCCATCGCTGAGAAGGACCTCGACACTGACATCCTGGCAGATCTGTGGTTCGTTGACGACGTGGTGATCAAAGCCGTGGTGGCGCCGTTCGGCGACCGTCCTTCCGACCAGTACCATGCCTTCATCTATACTGAGGACGAGGACAGCGGGCTCACCGGCGTCGGGATGCCGGAGGAGATCAGGGACTCGCAGATGTCGCTTTGCGCTACCACCCGAGCAATGATGGACAACATGGCGGCGATCGCCGGTCCGATCTTTGAGGTCAACACCGAGTTGCTGGCCAGGGGGCGCAAGAACATCGGCCCCATTCATGCCTTCATGACCATTGAGCGTGAGGGCGACGGGGTCGCTGCCCAGTACCCGGCGATCAGATCGATCGTCACCCAGTCGCATATCCCGGATCTTCTCAGCATCATCACCATGCAGCGGCAGCAGCTCGACATCGAGAGTAACCTGCCGGCCTACACCATGGGGGCGATGCAGCAGCAGCCGCTGGGCGAGGCATTCCGGACCTCGAACAATATGAGCATGATGATGGGCTCGGCGAACATGGTGACGAAAGACACCGTCCGGGCCTTCGACAAGTTCACCACCTCGCTGGTCGGGTCGATGCTGCAGTGGAACATGGAGTTCAACCCGGAGGAAGAGATCAAGGGCGACTATCAGGTCCTGGCCAAGGGCAATCTGTCCCTGGTCGCCAAAGAGGTGCGCGGTGCGGCCCTCGATCAGTTCGTCACCACCCTGACACCGGAGGAGCGAGCCATTCTCGACACCTACGGCCTGCTGATTGACCGTCTCAAAGCCCGGGACCTGCCTGTCGACCGGATGCTGCCAGAGGACGAGGCCAAGAAGGTGCTGGCCGATATGCGGGCCGCCGCCTCGCAGGCTGCTCAGGTCGAGCAGGGGCTGACCACCGCCAAGACCGAGGCCGCCACCGCCTCGGCCGAGAAACAGCGCACCGATGCGCAGGTAGTGGCGGCGACCGCCGAGGCCACGATACAAGAGATACTGTCGCGGGTTGAGCAGAACCTGGCCAACGCCAAGACAGGGCAGGACAAGGTGCAGTTGGAAAATCTGAAAACCTTACTACTTACCGCAGTAAAACCGCAAGAGGGGGAGAAGAAAAATGGCAAACAAGGAAAGGGAAGCGGAAATTGAAGATATTCTCAAGACTTACAAGACCGCCGAGCCGGTGCAGTTGTTCCTTGAACTGTTCCAGCTTCGGCGTGAGAGGCACCGTGACAAGTTAGAGGACGGCGAGAATGCCGAAGCTCGCGGAAAATCGCAGGAATGTAAGTCGCTGATACAGATTTTTGATTGACTTTTACAATAAAATATTGTTACGCTTCTAACAAACCGGAGAAACAATGGAAAATACAGAACAAGATACAACTTTTACTGATTTCGACCTCGCCTTCGAGGCCACCGCCGGACTGCCGGATCCTGATAAAAAAGAGGAAGGTTTCACTGAGACCTCCGGTACCGCAGAAGGTTCCGGCGATGCCGGCACCACTCCTACCGAAGAAGAACTCGCCGCACAGGCTGCTGCCGACGAAGCTGCCAAGGCTGCCGTCGACGAAGCTGCCAAAGCTGCTGCTACTCCGGCCACCCCTACCGTAGATGAGATTGCCGCCAAGGCTGCTGCCAAGCTCGCAGCCGATGCCCAGGCCAAGGCCGACAAGGAAGCCGCCGACGCCGCAGCAAAGGCCGCTGCCGATGACGCAGCCGCCCGCGCCGGTAAGGAGAATGTCTCCACCGATGAGCAGGCCATCCTCGACACCCTTGAGGCCAATTTCCCCGAGGTCACCGCCGCCAACGCCGTGCTCTCCCGGGTGATCATGGCCAAGGTCGAGAACATGGTCGAGCAGCGAGTCGCCGCTGTCCTGGCCCAGCTCGCCCCGATCGCCGCCGTTACCCAGAACGTCGCCCGCAACGCCCATGAGCAGGCCATCCTCGCCGCCCACCCGGACGCATTTACTGTCCTGCCGCAGGTCGAGGCCTGGGTCGATTCCCAGCCGAAGATCCTGAAGGCCGCTTACAACCAAGTGCTGGACAACGGCAACACCGACGACATTATCGAATTGTACGATGTTTTCAAGAAGGATACCGGGAGCGCACAGACACCGGGATCACCAGGCGCGGCGCCGGATGCTGCCGCCGCCAAAGCAGCAGCAGAGGCCGCTGCGAAGGAAGCCAAGCTCAAAG